GTACTCATCGTCACCCGACCAGTCATCATAGGTCACATCGTCATCGTACCATTCATCATCATACAGGTAGTCCCATTCAGGAACTAATAGCGTCATCATCATCCTCACCTCTCTCCCATGTAGGCATATAGTCATCGGACATACCAGCATACAACGTATGGATAGCCTCATCCTGTGCCACGTTATCGAATACGTGCAAGTCGTCATCGTTCGGAAAGCCCGTAGGGCTTTCCTCACTATGCAACTCAATCATGTGCATCATTACTGCCTCCTCAGTAGTAAATAGTAAGTTGTACGCCCTCAGTACCCGGCATTATGGTATCGCAGTACTCGCATAGCATTGCGAACTCTAGCTCATGGCACCCGTTCCAACCCCGATACTCTATGCCATTCAGGTCGGCATACCTGCGTGCACAGTGGTCTGAGCACACCGCAATGATATCACTCACGTCACCGTTATTCGCTTCGATATACAGGTAGTGCATCATGCACCATGAACCTGAGTAAGCCGCTGCTCACGTGCAACGTGAGTGATGTAGTACGTAACCAACTTGTCACATACCCACTGCGCCTTCGTCTTCCCATTCAAGCGGCGGATACCCACACTCCGACGGCCCCAACCTGCGTTGGGATATACGGTGTACTTGGAGTATCCGCACTTGCATGAGATTGTTCCATCTATCGGACCAGCCGACAGTGAATCGATTACATGCATTAGGTTGTCCTTTCATAGTTGAACATACCATAGAGCCGGTGAGTAGTGATACTCACCGGCGCTAGCTAGGTTCACACCTAGATTGTGTTGACCTGCTCTGCCAAGGCATTCGCCTCGTCTTCGCCAAGCCCCGCTGCAACATACAGCGATACCTGCTCAGTGAACCGACGTTCGCTGGCAGTAACTGGCGTGGCAACCTTGCCAATTTCAGCAACAAGACGGCCAAGAGCAACGGTACCATGTACCGTATCACTTGACTCGTTCCATTCCTCACTGGTTGAGTCGGCCATAATGGTAATCTCTAACTGACCGTCACGGTTAGTTGAGAAGACATCAAACTCTGCCGTTGCACGACCCTTCAGGTTCGTACCCATAGTATCCTCCTCTGTGTAGCTTGAGATACCCTCGCACGCACGAACCGAAGCTCGTGCGTGCTTGCTATCTAAAGCTAACGCAGTACCAACCAGCATCACCGTGTCATAGGTGTGTGTAGCTGGTCAGTAATTCTCCCACTGTTTAACCGACGTGGATCGGGTTCGACTGTGTATGTGCCAACGCCTACATCGTTCCGGAACCTGATGAGGTTCCGTCACTGTTGAGCATACTTTCATACCATAGCGTTGGGTCACGACGGCCAAAGGATTCACACTCCATCGTTCTGAAACCTCGAAAGGTTTCATCACTGTCACAGGGTGCGGCGAACGGCAGGAATACCGAACGGTCCTACCTGTGGCTAGCGGTGCCGCCAACCTATCGCATCACACCATTCCGATGTGACGTTCACAGGTCCGCAGCATCGGCAACCCAACTAGTAAAGGATTACAGCTACTCTCAGCGTTGACACCTGAGGCTACGATTCCTACAGGCTTGGCTCCTATCGGTCGGGACACGACACCCTGCGGTGACTGCGGTGCGCCATCGTGCGCACGTCCCCGGCTCCTTGGCCCACTCCCCTATGTGCGGGGAGTTGATAAGGACATCGTCTCATGGATACGAAGCGGTGTCTATGATGCATTCGCATCATTCCCCCCGATGCGTGTGCGCCACAGCGCACAGTCGGTGGCCAAGGTCGCAACCGTATGCATATGTGTATACATGCGTACATACATACATGGGTATGTACCAGAAAATCCCAAGAAACCATACAGGGGGGGGAAATGAAGAAGTGAAGACCCACCCCACCTTCGGGGGGTATATGGTACGTATGTATGTGTACCTGCCCATATTTACGTCTAAACGTTGCATATAGGGCTTGGATTGCATCAGATTGTGACTGTGGCCGATGTACCTACATGGTAGTGGTAGAATACTGATGCGATTTGCACTGATCCTCTGTTTTGGACAGAGGATCAGTGCATAGCACGCCCTTCCTTGGGAAGGAAGTGCGCTAGTACCCCCGATCCCTTATGGGAGGGAAGGTAGGAGCGCCTGCTGGCCCTTGGCGGGCCTGCCGGCTCGTAGCTAGCTACTTTACCTAGTATAACACCATTCGACCCGTTTTTATTCCCGAATCCTGCACAAATCTCTGGAGATAGTGGGAATAAACGAGACCGTTCCGGTGTTGTACTTGGCGTGGGGGTGGGAAGTTTCGGTACCGGCCTTAGCTGATGGGCGAAGGCCTGCCGCAAGCATCGGGCCGGTTCTCCCGCCCCTGCACGATCGGGGATCGTCCAACTGGAAGGATAGGTGGCTCTGAACCATCAGATCGGAATTCGAGTCTCTGCCCCCGAGCATAAGCGAGTGTAGCTGAGAGGCGTAGCACCGGGCTTACATCCCGGGGACGTGGGTTCGACTCCTACCATTCGTACTGTGACGTTCCCTGGGAGGGCAGGTGGGTTGTGATTCCATCGTGACGGGTTCGATTCCCGGCGTCACCCGACAACCTAGAACCGAAATAGGAGGAAGAGAATGAGTTCGACAAGCAAGTTGCCTGAAGTAGAGTTTTTCAGCGACGATGTTGACGGCATCGAATATTTGAATGTGGGGTTGAGATGGTATGTCAATGGTAAGGAAGTCCGTGCCGTTTTGGGTGCCTTTCAGGGAGATGTGGCTCAAGAAGCTATGGTCATCATTAAAGGCCTTGTAGAGCAGGCCGTCATCTATGTGCTGGGACTTGACGGAGATGTTGGTGGTGCAAATGTCGAAGGTTAAGCGCCCCACCGAAGTGTGGGTTGGTGCCCACCTGTACACAATCGAGTACGACCATGACAAGATGATGATTAAGTGCGGCGAGGAGCGTAAAGCGCTACTCGGTGTATCTCACCACCACAACCTCTCCATCCTGATTGACGATGGCGTTGCTGAGCAAGTCATACGTGACACGTTGTGGCACGAGATTATGCACTGCATATGGATTAATGCGGGCATGCAGGATTTGAACATGAACGAAGAAGATATTATAGGCTTGGTCACACCACGGCTAGTGTCTATGATGCGTGTCAACCCTGACGTGATGTCGTACATGCTGTATAGTATCGACAATGAAGAGTGAACCGTATGTGCTCCGGTTCGATGGTAGGATTCCAGCCGTACGATACTACCCCAACCAGGAGAAGGGCATTAAGGCCCGCAGCAAGTACAGGAAGCTAGGCTATCATGTACAGTTGTTCAAGATTCAGACTAAGGAGATGCCAGATGCCGAAACCAGACCCGTCCGTAGGAGTTACAACAAGTTCCTCTCTCGGCTTACAAACAGGTTCCGAAGACGAAACCGTTGAGGGTTTCGTGGAAGAGAACGTAAGGCGCATGAAGTGCCTATGTTGCAGGGAAGACGATCCAACCGGAGGAGAAGACAATGAGTAAGTTCAAGAGCAGGAAGTTCTGGATAGCGGTAGGTACCGTATTCAGCATTGCTATTGCCGAAGGTACAGGATACGATCTGTCGCCCGAGACAATCGCAGGCATCATACTCGTGGTGTCTACCTACATCATAGGTCAGGGCATTGTTGACAAGTCAGTAGTCACCGCACAGGTGCAGGTTGCTGGTGATGTTGGCAGGGCACAGCTGGAACTGTATGCCCGTAACCTAGAAGAGCAGCTAAAGGTTGTTGTTGCCGAACTAGAGATCAACAAGGCTGCCGTACAGTTGACACTAGTACCAGACCTAGAAGAGTAATACATCGGTGCTCTCTGCACCGCTGCTACGCAAGAGCGAGGAGCCCCTCCTAACGGGGGGCTTTCTTGTGTGTAACAGATAGTGGGAATAAAATCCTGATTTAGTTGTTATACACTATTGCATATGCAAGGATATTCCTAGGAGGTCTACCTATGCCTACAGTACATTTCGGGAAACGTCCGGGTCGCACCCGTGGACGGCCCGAAGATAGGGCTACTGCTGATGGCAGTGCTGTGATTGACGTTAGGTCGTCTGGTACCGACGAGATACTAGAAGTACAAACTGTTACTCACGATGCCTTTGGCGGGACGTTTACGCTCACGCTAGGCAGTGACACGACAAGCGCCATCGCATTTGATGCGGTAGCAGCCACCCTTAAGACAAGGATCGAAGCCGACTTTTCTACGGTTACCACAGTGAACGTTACTGGTTCTACTGGTGATTGGGACGTAGCATTCGATGACGACGCTGGCGATATTGCGCTTATGACCGCTGACGGGGCTAGCCTTGTTACGTCTAGCGTAACCCTTGCCGAATCGGTGAAGGGCGTAGCTAACGTATATCAGGTTACTTCGATCTACACAGATGCCGACACCGGAAACATCACGTTCGGGTTCGGCGGAAACGACTCAGCTTCAACAGCGTACGACGCCAACTCTGCTACTGTGGATACAAACTTCACGAACATTGACGGTGTGACGGACGTTGCGGTGGCCGGTGCAGGTACGTCAGGTTCCCCGTGGATTATCACCTTCGCAGACCCGGCAGGGGATGCAGGTGCGGTGTCAGTAGCTATCGTGGACGCCACGCTCGCTGGTTCGACTACGATTGCCACTACGCAGCAAGGCGCAGACAACGTGTACGAGATTGTCAACATTCACAATGGTTCTACAGGCGGCAACTTTACCCTGACCTTTGGCGGTCAGACAACCGATCCGCTTAACTATGACATCGCTGCTGATAATCTAGAAACCGAACTAGAGGAACTCAGCACCATTACAGATGTGGAAGTATCCGGTGTTGGGGATGTGGGCGATAAGTGGATCATCACGTTCGCTGATCCTGCGGGTAACGTTGGAGCCATTACAGCCGACGATGCCAACCTTCTGGATTCTTCTACTACTATCGCAGTAGCGACTCCGGGTGTTGACCTTGTGAATGAGATTCAGACGATACATCGTGGCCTTGCTGATGGCGGCACGTTCACCGTAACGCATGAAGCTCAGACCACAGCAGGTATCGCTTGGGATGTGAGTGCTGCGGACCTAAAGACGGCGCTCGAACTGATTAGTTCGATTACTACGGTTGCGGTTACGGGTACAGGTACTTCCGGTGATCCGTGGACGATTGCGTTCACCGATCCGTCAGGTGTGGAAGCCGAGATTACCACAACCGACAGCCTTACGATTACGGCTACCGCCACTGTTGCAGACGACACCCCAGGTGTTGATGCAGTGAATGAGCAGCAGGTCGTGACCGTAAACAACGGTACAGGCGGCACATACAAGCTGACATATGACAGTCAGGAGATGTCGAGCGGCGTTGCGTACAACGTATCAGCCGCAGACCTTGAGACAGCACTTGAGTTGCTGTCCTCGATTACGGCCGCTACCGTTACCGGCTCTGCCGGTGGACCGTACACCGTAGAGTTCGTGACCCCTGGCGGTGCGGACCTGGCGATAATGACAGCAGACACCACAGCCCTTACGGGTGCGGCAGTCACGGTCAGCGTTGTGGAAGATACCACTGGCGTTAGTAATGTGAATGAGACTCAGGAAATCGTCGTAGACGGTGATACTGGCACATTTACACTATCGTATGCTGGACAGACGACTGCAGCTATTGCGTACTCGGCCAATGCGGCACTGATCGACACTCGCCTTACAGCGCTGTCCAACATCGCCAACATTGCGGTTACCGGCTCAGGCACACGTAAGAATCCGTTCGTGGTCGTGTTTACAGACCCGGTAGGGGATATAGCAAAGATTACGTCTACAGTGACTTCGCTCAGCCATACAGTGGTTGTTGCGGCGAGAGCCACAGGAAGCTCTAGCGACAGAGAGTAAATGAAGGACTACAACACGCACAGTCGTCGTCGCTTCATTGCGTCGAGGACTGTGCGGTTCGAGTTGGGATTGAAAGGCCAATGGTCGCTGAAGCGCATTGGCCTTGCTGTGATGGACCATTTCGACCTCAAGAAGCCCCCGGTTAACGCCACCATCAAGAATGACCTCGCCGCCAATGCAGCAGATGGTGCACGCACAGAAGAATACGAACCCGAAGCGGAACGCCTCTTAGAACCTGACAACTTTCCTGAGTTTCGGTCCACGATGTTTCGTGCCCCACGTAACCTCCGCTACGAAACTCCGAAGCACCAGTTGGCATGGTTCTATTTGGTGCGTACCCTAGCCTTAAAGGAAGTGCCGCCACAATGGGTAATCGACTACCTGGGCCTGACCGAAGCCCTCAACGACGTAGACCTGAACGAGTGGGTGAAAGATCCGGAACAGATGCTTACCATCTTCCTGCTTGCACCACCGAGATTCGGCAAGTCGGACCTGGCTGCCCATGTTATCCTCTGGCTGATCTGCCGCAATCCGGACATTCGTATCCTGTGGTGCGGAGGTAAGCTCGACATCTCCAAGCTGACTGTCAAGTTCGTGAAGCTTGAACTAGAATCGAATGAGAAGCTGATTGAGTACTACGGACCGTTCGAGAACGAAGGATCATGGTCCGAGAATTCGTTCGTGGTTTCTACCCGTGTAACTCGCATGCGTACACCGACACTAACCGCTATCGGCAAGGGCGTCACGATCCTGTCCCTCGATGCTGACTTCATCTTTGGTGACGATATGTTCGACCTGAAGGCATCCCTGTCCCCAACCCAGGTGTTTAACGATGTGCTGTGGGTTAAGTCTCAGCTTATGACCCGCCGTGAACCGTGGACACCCCTGCTCGGGATTGGCTCTCATCAGCCATCTCCTACCGGGGATGCCTATCAGGCTATGGATGACGACCATGACAACGACATCTTCTTCGTGAAGCAGAAGGCTCACGATTATGAGGTATGCCTGCCCCTTGAGGATGACATGGAAGAGAAGGATCGCCACGGCGAACACTGCCTTCTGTGGGCCTCTATGCGTACGTTCAACTACTTGGAGCAGTTTCGTCGCTCCCTGGGCGACATCACCTATGAGGTTTGCTACAATCAGGACGCTTCGCAGTCCATGTTGCAGTACTTCCGGCCAGAAGTCATCAGGCATCCGTACCCTCAGCCTGTTCCTAGCCCCGATACGGGCCTGTATCTACCGTTCAATCATTATGAGGAGCGCTCTGGCGTACTTGATTACAATCGTTCATTCGGATACAAGGTACAGTTCTGTTGCGGATCGCCGCACAACCTGTTCTGTGTTATAGGGTTTGACCCTGCCTCGGGGGAGAAAAAGGGAACTTCGGAGTCTGCCCTCATTGTGCTGCAGGCTTGCAAGGTGTGCGAGCGCAGGTATCTTGTGGACTATTGGCATAAGCGCCAGTCACCAGAGATGCATCCTGACACTATCGGCCTGTACGCATCGACGTTCAGGGTAGATAGGGTACGTATCGAGATCAACGCCTATCAGAAGGCGCTTGCCAGGGACCCCCGTCTCAAGGAAGCGTCTCTCAAGCATAGGTTCATCATTGACGAATGGTTCACAACAGACACGAAGTGGGACCCTTCGATGGGTATTCCACTATTGTCCCGACATATGGAACAAGGACGGTTTTCTGTGCCCTATAATCTACCACAAGACAGACAGAAGGCGGAAGCTTTGCTGTCACAGTTGGTTCGCTACCCAGCAGAACCCAATGATACTGTGATGGGGCTTTGGCTAGCTGATCTTTCTATTGCTGCACTGATAGATGTTTCAAGGATCATAGCCCCTAAGCAACTAGACCCGAATGCACCACAACACATACTTGACCAGCAAGTAACAATAAACCTAGACACACTACGGAATTGGGAATAAAATCCCGATTTGGTTGTTACACTAACGAGCAACGGAGAATACCTTGTCCAAATTGTATGCAAGCCTGAGAGCAACTGTTCAGGTACGTAAGGCCGCAATGGCCGATGATCTTGAAGATATGTTCAACCTTGCTAGCGTGTATGAGGGTGAGCTACCACAGGAGTTTGTGGACTTCTTCCCCAAGAACACGCCTAGGCATGAAGTCAACTTCATCAGTCTCGCATGGGATGACCTTGCGCAGACCGTTGCACGTGCCCCTGAGGTGCAGGTTGATCCTATGAACCTGTCGCAGGCCTCCATTCGGAAGGCGGCGAAGCTGGAGAAGATCGTTACCGGATATTTCCAGGACGCTAGGCCGTTCGATTCGGCGTTCCTGTTCACTAACGCATGGAATCTAGTGGGGTTGGGCAAGTTCGTAGCTATCGTTGTGCCTGACGGCAAGTCTAAGACGCCTCGGTTCGAGGCTCGTGACCCCCGCAACTGTTTCCCCGGTGCGAAGCGGCGCATCGGTTCCTACATTGATGAACTGTCTGATCTGATCTTCGAGACGAAGATGATCAGATCAGAGGCGGTACGCCTGGGTTTAGCCCGTGGCGTAGACAAGGAAGGCAAGGTTGTGCAGTCTGACGTGATTGTGTACGAGTACTTGGACGACCAGGTATGGGCACAGGTCGGTCCGGATGGGCAGAAGGTGGCGCAGCACGGGCTGGGCATGGTGCCAGGTGTGTACCGTTCCACGTTCTCCCCGAACAAGACTGGCAAGTCACAGTTCAAGGAACAGATTTCGCTGATGGTTGCGGTGTCCCGCATCATCACACAGAAGATCGCCTACCTGGATCGGGTCATCTATCCGATCACGTGGGTGAAGGGTCTGACGGGGGAGTTGACGCTTGGTCCGAATGCCGTAGCTACGCTCAGCGAGCACGGACAGATCGGTCAGCTTACCCCGCCAGCTAACATTCAGGTTGACAGAGACTTGAGTACTCTGGAGAAGTATCAGCGAATCCTGAACCGGAACCCCGAGGTTCGTCAGGGTGAGGTTGACGGGAAGGGTGCCTACGTGGGCGCTAAGACCCTCGACTCTCTGAACGATTCGGTAGACAACTCGGTTGCTCGCTTTTGGGATGCGATACAGGCAGGGTATCAGGACCTTGTGGCTGTCAGCCTTGAGATGGATGAGCTACTGTACGGTGGGGATAAGAAGTCCATCTCCGTTACGATCAAGGGTCAGCGCAATGTCGAAGAGTACACGCCTGCGAAGGATATCAATGGACGCAGAGGCGTCCGAGTCGCTTATGGATTTGGAGTTGGTGGATCGTATCAGTCGTTCCTTGAGAATGTACAGGCTTGGCAGGGTGAACTCAAACCGAAGAGGATGGCGATCGAATCGATGCCTGGCGGAAACGACGCCCAGCGCATCATGCGAGAACTTGACCTCGACAAGATCGACAATATAGCTATGGAAGGGTTCCTTGCACAGGCGCAGAACGGCGCTATCGACATGGTGCTGTGGGCCAAGTTCCGCACCAAGATGGAAAAGGATGGCCTGTCCTGGTCCGAGGCCGTTATCAAGTACGAGGAGGCGTTCGTTGCTCAGTCGCAGCAGGCTGTGGAGCAGCCGGTACCCGAAACCGGCCTGACCCAGCCGCCTCCGGAAGCCACCGCACCAGCGGAGGCACTACCGGGCGTACCGCCGCAAGCCCTCCTAGGAGCATAGCATGGCTAACTCACCAGTCAGATCAAAGGGTGTTGGCAAGGACTCGAAGAGGCATGACCTTGACGGTACCCCCGGCTTGTCCGATGGGTCTTCCTTGCAGCAGGGCGACGTGCAGGAGCTTGAAGCTGGACAGCAGGCCATACAGGACACCCAGCAGTCGCAGACGGTAACTGTTGCCGCTACCCCACAGGCGCAGCCAGTAGCTGGCGACAGTCAGTTCGCTGCACCGGATGCGGTAGAGTTCGCTGGTGCTAAGATTGGTGGCAACCTCGCAGGGGCCGGCACCGCACCACTAGAGAACAAGATCAGCTTCACCAACTGGCTGCCACTGCTACGCCGCCTGGCGGTATCACCGACATCAAGCGGGCTGTTGCAGAGGGCATTCGTACAGAGAATCACACAGGAGATGAATCGCCCTACGGGCACCAAGGCAGCCTTGATCAGACAGCGTGACTTTGATACCCGTTTGGAACAGTTCAATGGCAGAGGATAGCGAAGAAGTACAGCCCACTACGGGTCTTTCCGACCGAGCATCCCTCCACCTAGGAGAAGATGAGGGTCGGCTTCAGGGTGTTCAAGATGCCCTGAATGATCCGTGGGTATACGGTAAGGCTTCACCCGCAGAGTACGAGGCCTATGTGAAGTACCGTGCCGAGAACGGTGAGAGACAGTCGATGCATGTCATCGACCGCTCCCTCCCTGTCGGTGTTGGTGAAGGGTTCCGTAACGTCACGAACTGGCGGGACGAGCAGGCACGGCGCATGTTCGCCCTTGATCAGGGTATGGGGGATCAGGATGATGCCCGTTCCCCAACTATGGATTCGACGGAGGCGCTGTTCCGCAGCACCGAGTATCTGAATTGGGCGCTCGTACAGACGCAGCAGCTTGACCCTGAATACGCCTACGAGCTTCAGCTAGCAGACAGGTTCCTGGTCATGTACCCTGAACTGATGGTCACTACCCGTAATGGGTTCGGCTTCGCCGGGATCTCAGAACAGATTGGTGCAGAACTCATGGGCTTGAGTGTACCAGAGTTCGCCTTGCAGGCCTCAACTACATACCTCATGCAGTCAGACATAGGTGATCAGTTCTATGCTACGTTCGGGAATCAGCTAGATCCCACGACGAAGGACATGCTGGTAGTATCTCTTGCGGGTCTATCCGAGAAGGAACAGAAGCGTGTATTCGCCCTATCGGCAGCGTACCTTGATGTTAGGCCGCTGAACTCTCTTGAGGATCAGATCGAGTTTGCTAATTGGGTTGCACAGGAAGCATCCTCTATCTATGCCACTGAGAACGACCAGTCCTTTTGGGGTAAGTTCGGTCGTGTGGGTGCCCATGTCTTCTCAAACCCTGCCGATTGGATTCAGGACGAAGTGCTGGGTTCCTTGTGGACCGCAGCCTCTGATCCCGCAGACGCCTGGTACCGCAAGGAGTTGCAGCTTGAGGAGACGATGGCCCTTTCCCTTGGGCATGACGTAGGTACCGATGGTTGGTATACGTTCACCGGGCTTGCCGGTGCTGGCATCGATATCTTCATTGATCCTGCCAACATCGCCCTTGCTAGCCTGTCAGGGCTGAAGGCTGTTAGGGCTGCAGCTATGATCGATGATGTGGTCCGTGGTGGATCTAGGTTCCGTGCGGTTGCACGGCAGTTCGTACCGTTCCGATCCAGGAAGGCAGCAATAGCGATAGGCCTTCCTACTGGTGTACGTGGCCGCGCGTCCCGTATCCTGTGGACCGCCTTCGCCAAGTCGCATGATGGCCTAATAGCCACAGCGAGAAAGAAGGGCGTGTTCGAGTTCATCGCTGAGTCTGGCTCGTATGCGAATGTGGTCGAGGAAATTCCTAGCCTCAGGAATGTGGACCCTGGCATTGTGCAGATGCTGCTCCGGAGGACAGACCCAGCAGAGATTGAAGACCTGTACTCGGCTGCACTGCGTGGCTCCCTGCTGGATCCCACATCGATGTCGCATACGAACGTACTAGCTGAGGAGATCGATGCTGCTTCTGATGTGAAGCGCATCCTCACTGATCTGGATCCCCGCACGTTCACTGCTGGTGATATCGCTGCGGTTAACGGCGGCGGGTTGTATCACAACTTCCCTATCCAGTTGGTTGATGAATCTGCTGCACTGACTGAGGCAGCGGTACGGAGCAAGCTTGCCCCTTCGGGCAAGATGTCCGTTGATGAGTTATTCAGTATGCGTGAGATAGATGTCCGTGCATCGGAAGACATTATTAAGGGCACCGGGGATATCCGGATTGATGCCCTGAAGGCATCTATCGATGAGACTGGCTTCGTGCCGAAGGACACCGACGAAGCTATACAGATACTTGTAGATCCGAACACTGGTGAAACGATTCTCGGTGACGGCAATCATAGAGTTACAGCTTTGCAGGAGTTGGGTCGTGGCGAAGACGAGCTTAACGTCACGGTACGGTTCATGTCTACTGAAGTGATAGCTGCTAATGCTACGAAGGTGGAGGATCTTGGCGGATCCACTACGTTTTTCCCATCGCAGTTCCCTGACTTTAAGCCTTCCGGCTCTCTTGGCTCCGCCATAGATCCCCTCGTCGAGGGTGGTATAGTCTCGTATGTCGCCAAGGGCGACACTCAGATCAAGAACCTGAACCCCGGCTCTGCAGGATTCGATAGGGCTATCGCCTGGATCAAGCGGAACACAAAGTACAAGAATAATGGGATACGCCCTGACGGCAGCATCCGGAAGGATGCGCTGCAGGCATACCTGAAGGCCAACAACATTGATGTAGCCACAGTTAACGGCACTGCCGTATTCGCTGACCTTGAAGGGCTGCGTGATGCAGGCAAGATCACACAGTTCGCAGGTGGCGGTGCGCAGCACGCCGGACTGTCAGAAGCTAGCAACAAGCTGCGAATCGCAGCATACGAGCGCCGCATGATAGCCCCGAAGGGCGACACCGTATCCAAATGGGTCATCTCCGACATGCCTACCCGTGTGGGTAGCAAAATGGACGACATCTTCTTCTGGCGTAAGAAGTTCGGTGTGTTCTCTGGCAAGAAGTACTCGGAGGCTAACTTCCTTGTACGTAAGGCCCGTGGCCTTGTTGCCTCCGTGTTCTTGGATGACACCCCTGCTCGTATCGCCACCGGCTATGCCAACAGGCAGGACGGTGTGCGTGACCTGACTAGGCTCCTCACTCAGATGAATGTGGATCCCGACCTGGTGCGTCGGAGCATTGATGCGTACATGGATGATCCGTCACAGGCCCAGGTACTACAGATTCTCCGCAACGCTGCGGACGACTTGGGTGATGAGGAGATCATGCTTGGCCTCCTGAAGTTCAACCAGAAGTCTACGTCTGAGCTAGAGTATGCGGTCATCAATAACTCCGAACAGCTTACCTCCGGCCTAAGGGTCGATGGTTCTGAGGGCTTGCAGCCGCTACTCCCGTCGCAGACGAGGCAGTTCGTTCAGCTTCCCGAGCAGCGAGCATTCTCCGCTCACATTCGTAGGGTGAAGCGGGCTACTAACCGTGTGTTTAAGTCGCGTAACCGTGGCTGGGGTAGAGACAAGACTAACCGCCAGAAGATCATAGATGACTTTGGTGCTACGCTAGGCACGAAGTCTGAGCCTGCTGCTCGCTGGGCCGCCATGACTCTGGATGAGCAGTTCGCTACTGCGTACGCCGTGGTCCGCCCTCGTGCCTCCGGGCTTGGTGACGGGCTGGGCTATGCAGCCAGGTTCGGGCAGTCCTTTGGTGAATCCTGGGGCCGCTTGCGTAATGCCTTCTCTGTGTCTATGCTGGCATGGAGGCCCATCGGATGGATGGGCAACGAGATGCTAGACAACGCTTGGCGTGCGTCTATGGCTGATGGCCTATCCTTCTTCACTCACCCGTTCCGTTCCGTTACAGCTATTCATGCGTCCCGTAACATAGGGCGGGCTATGGAAGAGCGTACACTGTATCAGGCCGCCACCGCTGGTGTGCGGGCTATCCTGAATGCGGCAGACGAACCGGCCGTCATGCTGGATCGTGTAGCTGAGATCATCCCCGATGTCCGCAGGTATGTGGGCGTGGCTGATGACGCTGCTGCCCAGGCCGACGACATCAGGAAGTTCCTGAATACTGAACTGATTACGAGTACTGACGCTATCAAGGTACTGGACGACTCTCTCGCTCAAGCGCTGTTTCGTCAACGCAAGGGCTATGAGGCTGCGCAGAAGTACAACCTTCCAATGAACGTGAAGGGCGAACTGTTCGACCCGAATTGGGACGAAGTTGCCCTGACTGGTATGGAACAAAACTTCACGACCGAGGTTGCTTCAGCCTCGTACCGTCACGAGTGGGCGATAGGTACACGGCGTTCACCTGAACTGCTGGAAGGTTACACCACCGCCATTGGTAATATATGGGCTAGGGATCTGAGAGATCCTGCAGCCCTCGCCTACCTTGAACAGGTAGGTAGGGTCGGTGCCGGCGGCACTGACAATGCATACGCTGCTCGTAAGTTCGTAAACTCTGGCTCCTGGAATGTAATGGAGGAGCCGATCAAGAACATGGCCCGTTTTGATGGCATGTCCGTAGACTCCATGACAGATCTGCAGCTAGCAGAGTGGTATTTCAAGAACAAGATCGGTCCGTACGTAGACGACATCTTCGGTGATGTCCTCACCCCCGAGAACGTGAACGCCCTCCGCAGGGGTGGCTTCGTCTCGGAGATCAATGGTGTGAACTACATCGTGGACGTGGACGATCCGGACACTATCGCTGACCTGATCCAGGCTGCCAACGGCACCGACTTCAAGCTGCCTCAGTCTGTGGTTGGCGTGGTGAATCCACGTGGCGTTTTCGGCTACGGCAAGGAAGCGGACGGTTGGAAGACTCCGCTCAAGTCGTACAACCAGTGGGCACTCAACAAGTTCGGGCATGAACTGCCTGCACAGTTGCAGCGTAGGCCTGCGTTCATCACTACCTTCAAGCGGTACAAGGAGAACTACATTCGCCTCGGCATGACTGAGGAGGGTGCGAACTTCGCCGCTAACCAGAAGGCGTTGGAGCACGTTCAGAAGACCTTCTTCTTCGTGGAGGCACAGACGCCGTACCTCAAGAAGATGAACGAGATCTTCCCGTTCTTCGCAGCACAGTACGAGATCGTAAAGGCTTGGACCTGGAACATCCCTGCCGCACAGGGCGGCATGGGTATCGGGCACGCTAGGATGCTCCGTACGTTCGATCACGTGTTCACCACACTAAAGAGAAATGGCCTGCTGCAGCCACGGTATGACCGTGACGGTGCAGTGGTAGGCTGGGACATGCAGTTCGCTGCCGACCCACATACGGACAACCTAGTTGGACAGGCAGTATCTCGTGCAGGCCACCTTGCACTGATGGCACCGGCTATCCTGGTAGAGCAGATCGCCGAGATCTTCACGTCTGCTGATCTGGACCTAACCCCCGATGAAGTGAACTTTCGGTTCAATCACCCGTACGAGTTCTTCGGTAGGGGCGGTGGCACCCTGCCGACCGCACGTATGCAGTTCGGCCTGAACCCCGCAATGGCGTACCCCGCTTCTGCGCTCACAGCACAGTTGCCATTCACGTCTACATCTGAGCCGAGTGTGGTGGGAGACGAAACGAACCTCGAACTGTACCTCGCTACCGAGAACGTAACCGACAAGACTGAGTTCTTGACGGCGAATCGTGCAGTGCTGCTTGAGTCTGGTGCAGTGTCAGAAGAGCAGTTCATGCAACTGCAGTCGGGAACCCTGGGGTTCTCCACCATTACTGTGCCTGCAGGCATAACGTTCATGCACCCGGGCACTACGTTGGCAGGACAGTTCATCAAGAATCTGCTATTCCCGTACGGCATGACTGACTCACTCCAGGAGGTTGTGTCGGACTACACGCCTAGGGTCGTGTCGAACATGGCCCGCACTATAGGCTTGTGGCTGAACGATGGTGAGGATGGTGCGGCTATGTGGCTGCCAAATACCCTGATGGGTCCGACTGGCCGTACCGGAATGGGTACCGCTAGGGCAGACGCCATCATCATGCTGGAGATGCAGACGGGGGTACTCACCCGCTCGGGTGAGATTGCCGAAGAGATGATCAGCAAGGAAGTGGACAGTTCTGAGTGGCTGGCACTGCAGGATGAACTGCACGCCATTGATGACTTGATCGCCAAGGAAACGAAGGAGATCGCAGCTTCCCGCTCATTCCTACAGACGGTGTACGGTGTGATTATGCCGTTCAACCCGAAGATGCCTGATGAGGCAGCTACGCTACGCCAGTACTACCACCAGTCCCGTGTCACTGCGGAGCAGTGGTCTGAGGGCAACCCTATGCCTACTCCGTTCGATAGCGGCAACGCCAGGGACGCATGGAGCATGGTGGCAGCCTGGGCTGCGGATGATACTGGCTCTGCGGCTAAGCTAGAGTTCCTGCGCCAGCACGGCGGCAGGTCTAGCATTCTGGCAGCCATTGCTCCCCGCACCTATTGGGGTGGCACTGGCCTCCCGGTGTGGGCTGCCGACATAACCGAGTACTTCGCTCAGGTGGAGGCAGGCGAGATCCTGCCCCTCCCCATCGACGTGCTTCGGTACAAGATCCGGTCCATGCTGATTCAGGTGGAGCGGGAGATGATCTACATCGAGGAGTACGGGAACGACCCGATGCGGCAGGCACAGTTGATGATTCAGGACGGTGCCCGTCAGAAGGACATCAGTGAACTGTATGACGAGAAGTGGCGTGCGCTAGAGATGGAAGACGAGATCGTGAATGATGGCGCTTGGGCCGAGCACAGCCTGAAGGTCGCTGACAACTACGTGGACTTCGCACACAACAACCAGGTGGAGATCATTGAGGCTATGGACATAGCGATGCAGGAGATCGAGCTTGACCTGTTCCCGAGTGATCCTCAGGAGGCACGCAGGATACGTGGCATGCTGATCGGTATCCGTGACTCTGCCTATGCGGCAGTGGACGTGTACAACGATGGTCGCTATGCCGATTGGGAAGTGTCACCTAGGCAGCAGATCATAAATGAGTACTGGACTGCTTGGGGCGACTACAGCGATGAGTTGCAGTTGCAGTATGCCAAGGTTGAGGATGCTGACACCGGCGAGGAACTCACCACTGCCTACAACTCTATCGCCCGCTGGCGTAGAGAGAACTCCGGCAGGGAGATTATCATTGCAGGTGTGGCATTCGCTTCGCCTGCGGCACGTAGCTGGAACGCTATGGACTACGATCACAAGAAGTCCTTGGCTGACGCTAAGCTTGCCGACAAGCTTGAATGGCTGTCCTGGGAGGATGTGGATCACATCATTGAGATTTATCCCGAGGCTAAGGCATACCTTCCAACGACGGAAATAGCACGGCAGATCTTCGATTGGAAGTCCGATCAGGATGCACTGCTTGCACGGAAGTACCGTATCGGTGGCGGGTACATTGAGATGAATGACGGTTCCCGCAAGGCGAGGGACGACCATCAGAACCGCATCAACGATGAGTTCGACCGTAGGCTCAGAGCCGAGGGAGAGTTCGGGGTGCTGGAGAATATCAGCAACTACCCGATTGAGAACTTCGAGCAGTTCGGTGCCCTACCCATCTCGATGGAGTGGCTGGTGCCTTACGCTGTGGCTGTCCATAGGCAGTTGAATGCGCTGGAGAAGTCGCCGCTTAGTAACGCTGGACATGTGCAGCAGCGTTGGGTGTTCTCCAAGGTGCAAGAGCAGTTCATTGGTAGGCCCGACCTTCGGGACGAGTTCATTACGTGGGGCATGAGGGTGTTCCAAGAGAGTACGGTGGAGGCTATCGTCGCACAGTTGCTCGGCAACTACAAGGGAGATTTGGAATAATGGCTGGACTATTCGACAGACTGGCAGCGGAGCAGAGGGCGAAGCGTGAAGCTGAAGTAGACTACGATGAGCTTGCTGCAGAGCAGAGGGCCAAGCGTCCGATCCTGGACAGCAACTGGTGGGACCGTGCCGCTGAGGAGATCCGAGACAAGACGGGCCTGCTTCCCTGGGAGACCGTACCAGAACGTTCAGAGGTATGGGAACCCAATACTGAGAGCATAGGGTATAGTCCACTGGTAGGCGAGGAGCTTGCTGCGGTAGAGGCGTATTGGGCAAACATGACGACTAGGCCGGAACTCTGGTGGAACATTCAGTTCGGTGATCCAGACGAGCAGGGGTTCCGCTCGAAGCTGATCACGCCGCTGCGTATGTCGAACACAAACCTTGAGCAGGGTACGCAGGCTAAGGGCTTTTCCGATCAGCAGATAGGCTGGTTGGCAGAGAAGCTGAACTCTGGTCCCGAGGTGCTCGCTGAGCTAGGTGCGGACGAGGGACTGTGGGGTCAGCCAGGCGGAGGCGGCGGAGGCGGGGCACGTGGCCCCGTGTACGTCAGCCCTATGCGTGAAGTCATTGAGGACACAGTGAAGTCCATGCTCAACACCTTGACAGGCGATGAGGCTGAGGACCTGGTACAGAAGTACTCGGACATGTATGGCGCTGCGCACAGGCAAGCCTGGGACATTGCGCGTTCCGGTGGTGAGACTATCGATCCGAACCAGGTGGTACTTGAGGCTATCCGTGAACAGGACGACTACAAGAGGATTCACACACTCAGGCCCGAGTCAGCTTCGGAGTCTCGTTGGATCCCCGACCAGGTAGCCAGGCTGAGACAGCTTGGTATGGGTGCAGAGGATGCTGATGAGCGTGCGGTATGGCTGGCGCAGACAGGCACACCCCTGACTGACGTTGACATCGGTGCGGCACAGATGGTGCGAGGTCGGAAGGACATTACGCTGTTTGGCAAGATAGGTAAGGCAGCAGAACTAGTAGCGGGGCAACTCTAATGGCAACCAGACAAGAACTATTCGAGGGCTTGCTTGGCATACTTGAGCCGGAAGGCATCACGTCTGACGTAGACTACTACACGAGCGGCAGGGCTACCGCTGCGGACTACGAGAACCTGATTGCTAAGGCGTTCGAGCGTACGGAGACTGGCTCGGAGGAACGCAAGGAGTTTGTCGGGTTGCTTGAGACTGCGGGCTTCTTCAAGCCGGGGGATGATCTGAACTATTGGATCAATGACCCTAATGCCAGCGAGGAGGCGAACGTATCTTCGCTGAAGGCTGCTGCCGTGGAGCGGTTCCCGACACTGTTGGGACCGGAGACTGTAGCGGGGGAAGAACTCAAGGACATCGAAGACCCCATTATCGATCCTGAGGCTGGCGGACCCGAGTACCCTGGCATCATGGCAGGCGGCACGATCCACAGGGTGAGGAACGAGGCAGGCCAGCCCGACTACTACGTGGTGGCATACGAGTATCCTCCCGGTTCGGGGCACCAGTTCTACTACAGGTACGATTCGGCCGCAGCCTTGGAGCAGGCCGTAGGACCCAACCTTGGTGGTGGGGAGATAGCTATCGGTGGCATAATCGAGGAGAACGTCATCGCTCAGTGGACTGACGGTGGACCCGCCAATGAGATCGAGGGCGTACCAGGTACGTTCAATGGGTACCTTGAGGACATCAGCCGGGAGGCTGGCATCCTCGCAGGTATTGATGACCCGTCCCTTGTGGGCGCAGCCCTACGTGATCCGGACATTGCGCTCATCATGGCGAAGGCCGCTGAGGGCGGATGGACTGAGGAACAGGTGAGGGCTGGGCTGCGTGGCACTGAGTACTACAAGACTGTGCTGCACCCAGGCATCGAGAACTTTTATGGGGAGACGGATGACCCTGAAGCATTGTACGCCATGTACAAGCAGAACGTGGAGGCTTCACTGAAGTCGCTGGGCATACCGCAGGACCCGCAGGGCGGGTACGGCTCGCAACTGCAGTCGCTGCTGGACAAGGGTGTGACTGACACGGCGTTCGCTACGTTCGCTCAGGTGTTCAAGCAGGCACAGACAAACGTCGGGTTTGCTGGTGCGCTATCCAAGTGGACCGAGAAGTTCACGGGCACATCAATCTCTTCCTTTGAGGACTACTTTGATGTGCTTGCCGGGAACTCTCCGGCTGAGGTCTTGGAGATTGCCGAGATTGCAGGGTTGCAGTTCATGGCTGACAACGCTGGCTTTGAGATTTCGGATCAGGATCTCCGCAACATCTCCGAGGCTACGGACCTGAGCCAGGAGGGCGCAGCCCAACTGTTCTCCCGTACAGCCAGGGATCTTCTGGCTCTTGGCGAGCGTGGACTGCGTAAGGGCAACCTTACGTCGCAGCAGGTGTTGGAGGCGGAGGCTGGTATTGGTGGCAATGTTGAGAAGACTAAGCTGCTTATGTCTAAGCTGGCACGTGAGGAAGGCATCGCTGATGACCCAACCGCTACCATCTTCACTGACTTCAACAGGGAAGGGGCACCTATCAAGAAGGGGCTTCAGGCTACCATAAGCGAAGGGGCGTAGAAGAATCGGGAATAGAATCTCTACTTGGGTGTTATACTCTACGCAAGATCACAGATAGGTTTATGATTCCCCTATCTTAGGAGGCACCACTAGACGGTGTAATGGCGTCGTCCCGCCTGTAAAAGAAACGGATAGGCAATTGAATCGCTGCGTCACACATTCCCGTGTGTGATAGTACAGAAATGGGAGCACATAGTATGTCTGACAACACTGGTATCGAAGGCACTCCGCCTGAGGACAATGAGGTCATTAGAGGGCTGCGTGAAGATGTGAATCGTCTGAACAAAGCGGTTAAGACGGCAGGTAAAAATGCAGTCGCTAAGGTTAAGCGAGTGCAGGAAGCCTCCTCCCTAATGCCTGAAGGGTTCAAAGGACTATCGGATATCTTCGAGACGGAAGTGGACGGTGAACTAACCGAAGAGTCGGCAGCCGAATGGCTGAAGGGTCGAGGTTTCTCGCAATCATCGGACGATGCT